AAACAAGAAATGGGGTTGGTTTGGGTTTGGGTTTGGGTTTGGGGTTGGATTGAGAGGGATATAATTTATCAAGTCCGGCGCAACCCTCTGGGTCATCAATAAATGTTCCGTCAGCAGCATTATTTATAGTGCAAGTGTGCTTAACTTCAGTGGGTCCGCTTATAAGAGGGCGTTTAGTGTTTGGATTACTAGCATTCAGTTTTTTTATGTACTTCATCGCCTTTATTTCACTCTCAAAATCATTGAGTACATTGGTGGCAGTAACTCCGTGCTGGGCGAGAACCGCTGATCGTTTCGCTGATAGTTTCGCCGAATCTTGTGTTAATTTACGGCGAAGATCTGCCTGTCTTTTAGCAGACCCTCCAACTAAAACATTTATATATCGTTGTAAAATTTCTTTACCTAATCGTCCATTTATGGATACTTTTCTTCCAGTTTCGGGATTAATAATTTTACTATATGTCATATATATATAATACATAAAATTATCTTATTGTGGTCGATCTTTCACTAAACGGATCACTTTCATCCGAAATATATTTTACAGTTTTTTCGATTACAGGGTTTAGTGTGTCCTCGTAGTCCACTATATAATATTGACCATTATTACCCAATACATACACTTTTTTAGCAGTATTATCGACGACGGAAAAAGTTTCTATTCCACTTAAATAAATTTGACTAAAACTCCATTGAGAATTAAAATAATCAGGTAAAACATTTCTAATATATTTCATACCATAATCATCCCACGACTTATTTTTAATATCACAATCTTCATTCAAATGAGTATTGTATAAATGCAACGTACCCTTAATTGAACTCACTAATAAAACACTATTATCATTTGATAAACTTAAATCTAAAATTTTAACAGGATCGCATCCTCGTCTAACTTCTTGTATGAGTTCACCCGAATTAATATCAAATATTCTAACTAAGGTGCCTTTGGTTGATGCTGTAATTAAATATTTACCATCATTACTTACACGCAATATATCAATTTCATTTTGATGTGCAGTTATTTGTTGAAAATAATCTTCGTCAAATTTAGTAATTGTAACAACACCTTTTTCATCACTAGTGTAAATAAGATACTTAGAACCTTCTATTCCCATTCCCATGATTATATCATTCGAACTAACATCTACAGACCGAACCAATGATAAATTATCAAACTGATATATGTAGATTTTATTATTGCATAAAACAAGTATATATTCTTTTGTAATATTTACATTTTTAATATCTGAATTAAAATTTATTTCTCCTAAAACTGATTTATTTTCATCATTCCAAATAATTAACTTATTCCGCGGATATAAGTTCGTTTTACTTTTTCCTACAAAAATAAAAATATTAGATTCGTGTAACATTTTCACCATAGAAACTCCTCCATCAATCTTTCTGGAGACCATTTTTTTAAAAGGTGCCAATTGATAAACATAAAAGCCTATATCAGTTCCAAAACAACAATAATTTTTAAGTTGATTAAAACTGATGTAAATTTGTCCATTTGGGGTATTTAAAATCATTATTATAAATGATTATATTTAATAATTCTTAAACCGATATTAATGTTATTATATTTAATAGCTATTAATTGCATTAAATATAGTTTTGTAAGCAACAAAACCTATTCACATTGTTAAGGAACTCGTAATACTAACATTACTTTAATAAAAAATAATGATTATTTGTGTAAATGATTACAGTTATTATTGACGGAGAAGTACTGCTTGGGTCAAAAACTGTGGTGGCTGCGAAAAATTTACTGGTGGGTCTTCTACAGGTTCAATATCTATAGAGCAGTCGTTTGAACCAGTTGTCGCACGCCGGAGGGTATGACTTACCGCTCGGAGACATTGGGTGGCTCCTTCAAATGTAGGGGGCATCTGTATAGACGTATGTTTTGAAAATCCGAGGTCTCCGCCCGTCTTTGAAGCATCGATATTTGCTCCAAGGAAAATCGCCATAGTACCATTTTGCTTACGCATTTCACTAAGAGCATTACAGTGCCGCTCCTGTCCATTAAACCCAGATGAATTATCTTCCCCATCTGTCAAAAGAATATAGGACGTCTTGATATCAGGTTTCAACGCCGCAGCAGTTTTCGAAAGGTTGGCAATATAGGTACGTCGCTGGTCATTAATCATATCAATTGTTGTGATTCCCGAATCATATAGTTTTGTCATACCACGCGGGGCTAAATGTTTCTGGAGAAAGGAGAGTGTTGGGAGTTTGTCTGTTAGCAAATTTAGTTGATTAATTGGGACCTCGATTCTATTATCAAATGCCACAAGAGTAAAGAATGTGGGTACATTAAATTCTTTCGCTGTAGCAGAAAGCTGTTTCATTTGCTCCATAATCTGATGGGGTGGTGCTCCTTCCATTGAGACCATTGAACCTGACCGATCCACTGCTGCACCGACAATATGTGCTGCTGGTGGGGGTGGCAATCGATTTCCATCTGAGTCGCGGCCAACGTGGTTAGAGCATGCAAGGTTGGACATTAGTGGTTTGATTATTAAGGTACTATAGTAATCGGTTATACTGAACCATTATAAGTTTCACGAAAAATCAAATTTTTAAGTAATATCTATTATCTAATAGATATTTATTTATAACTAAACCAATATAACAATATAATGTCGTTTTATATGGATGCTGAAAAATATTGGGGTAATATTGAATATAAAAGAGAGTTTATTAATATGACACCTGAAAAAATTAAAAAATATGCAACTCAATTAAAGTTTAGGATAATAGAAGGTTCGGGAACCAGTATTTATATAATAGGGGTTTCCGATAATGGTAAGGTGGTGGGTATCGACGCAAACAAGATTGTACGATATAATATAATTATGAAAAACATATGCAATGAAATAAATTCCAAAATAAGTTCGAACCAAATTATAGATATTAATAAAGAGAAAAAATTATTAATATATGTATTAAAAAATAAATTTAAATTGGATGATATAGCATATTTAATGGGTTAATCGTTATTTTTGGGAGCCAAACAAAATTTAATTTCACCCAAATTAGCAATACTATATTTAATTACAATTGGATAATCATTTTTAAGATAAACCTCAATATTTTGACATAAACTTGTACATTTAGTAAACAGTACAAGTTTTTTTATTGAAAATACCCCTTGAATTACTTCGTCCGGGGATAAATTTTGAAGATATTCCATCCCCCCATTATTAGATTCACACATAATAGTTTCCTGTTCCATCCAATCATTTGAAATCGAAAATATTAATTGATTGCCACTTGATTTAATTTCCAGTTCATCCCCTAAATTATTCATATCTCTGCATAATTTCTGAAAGTCCCCTGATGGAATTCTTAATACTGAACTAAATTGGGCGGGGGGTATTTCAACTTTATCTAAATATAAATCCATTAATTTGAGAGAAAATTTATGACGTAGACCTTTCTCACTTGTTTCTATATGTATCTGTAAATCATTCGGTTCCATATTAGTTATAAACATACATAAACTATCATTTGGGGACATCGATTTAAGAAGTTTAAATAATCGTACAATTGATATACCGCATACAATCGGTTTTTCACAATAAAACTTTTCAAAATTTTCTGCTAATAATTTCATATAAATGAGTGAAACATGTGAGGAATCCATCGCAATAACTTTTATACCGTCTTTAGTAATTTCGAAATTAACATCTGTTAAAATCTCTTTAAGTGCTTCTATTAGTGTTCGGATGGCGCTGGCTTGAACTGTTTTAAATAAGAATTTATAATTACTCATATCTTCTTGCTCTGTATTCATTGTAATATAAATTATAAAGAATAACGTCTTTATATTAATATTTATTTTATACGAAAGTTATATAAAAAGGGGATGACCTTAGATGTACCCTTTTCTTTAAATTTATAAATTTTACCTTTTTTCAAGTTTTTAACAGAAGGGTATTTAATGTCTCTAAAATATTTATGTTTAGTTACAGCATACAAGGAGTTTAATTTTTCATAATTATTTTTTTCGCTTTTTGTAAAAAGGATTTCAAAACCGATATTATATTTAAATCGAGAATTCGTAGTTATATTAGGTTTATATGTTCCAAATACCTGTTCTTGTATGAAACTGTTATAAATTATATTATTGCATAATTTATGCTTTAAAATTTCACTTCTTTGGTCACCGTCCAATGGCGTCTCGTCTAATATTTCTAATTTTAAATAATTTTTTCCACGATAATATTCTTTTAACGCATAATATAATTTAGTGACTTTAGTAAAATCCAAATCATTTTTAGCATTTTTATATTCGTTATGTTCTTTCAACGCATCAGGTAAAGTTTCAATAGATGATAAAACAGTGTCATTATTTATTAATGCATAACTTTTTATAATATATTTATCTACATCATCTACTTCAAAATCTTCTAAATCTTCTAAATTAACTAATCCATCAAATTCTATATTAGAAAGCACATCTATATTAATAGGGGGGTATTCCGATATACCTTCTAAATCTACAGGTTTAGTGACTATACTTATGATTTCATATAGTAATGGATAAAGCAAACGTTTTTTTATATCCTGGTGCAGTGATTTATTTGACAAATCTTTATTTATTATTTTTTGAATAAATAGTTTTATTTGTTTAACAGATTTATTCAATTGTCGTGAAAAAAATTCATTAAGTTTTTTTATTAATACCTCATAAATAATAGAGTCATATTTGAATTTACTGGCCTGGAATTCATTATGAAAGTCAAGTGATATATTTAAATTATTATCATTTATATAACGCTGTGTATAAAAATTTAAATTACATTTCTTTACTTCATTGATAATATATTTACCGGTATCGGTTTCAACAGCCGTTACTTCTAATTTTTTTTGATTAACGGGGTTTACTACTACTATCTCAAGCGGTTGTACATCATTGCTTCCCCAAAATTCCGAAATTATTCCTGATTCCAAATAAACAGACGACAGAAATGTTTTACTTGTTCTTCCGAGGCGAATAATTTTTTCCCCGGCCCTATTACGAGTGGGTTTATTATTACCCGAATCACTAATATTATTTATATTTAGATTTTTAATAAAAATGGGCAACTTAAAATTAGTAATTTTACTTAAATCTTTGATTTTTTGACAGTAATTCAATAGGGGTTCTGTTATTTTGATACTTTTATTAAATTTTGTTTTAGATTGATCTATATATAAATTTTCAACAATTCCTGTAAAATTTAAATTATCCCAAGTAGTAGAAGTTTTATCTAAGGGCATTATTGGTATAAACACCCCTGCATTAGATTTGATTAAAACTATTTTTGTCCCACCGACAATACCTGAATTATCTAGATACATAATACTTACTCCAAAATCATCAGTATCTTTTAAATAATGGTACAACGTATGTTCGGCACCCTCGCCTATTTCAATAGGTTGTATAGGTTGTATTTTATTTGATTTTGTTTCATTCATTTCTAAAAATTTATCAACTATATTATAATTGAAAATTATTTGGTCTTCTGATAAACTTTTAACAGTCCCATTGCAAGGTATATAAACCAAAGTTCGTTCAATATTTATATCATTTCGGTCGTCATCCGCAGAGAGAAAGGATGTTGAAAACCCCTTTACATCTAAATTTATCTTAGATGGTTGCGACTGGGTTGGTTCAGTAAAAACTCCGAAATATTTAAGAGGTTTAATATTTATAACGCGGGAACTTTTACTCTCCTTAGAAATATTTTCAATATTATTATAAAATATTTCATATTCCGATAGGTTAGGTACTTGACTTGGCATAATTTCCCCATCAATCTTAAATTTCGGTGCACCGTCATAATAATAATTATCAACGTGCAGTGTTAGTAACCGAAGTTTATTCATTACAATCGATTCGGGAAATATAGGGATAGTATATATTTTACTGTTGTATTTGAAGTTTATTCCAGATACTTTATTATTACTATCTTTAATAATATGTGATGGGTATATATTCTCCCTTTTTAAAATAATTAAGTCCGTACGGATAAAATTTTCTAGTTTTCTAAATGTAATCATATTTCGGGTTGGGATTAAATCTAATGTAATATTATCGGGATCAGTAGAACATTTATCTTTAAATTTGTCGATTATGTTTTTTATTTTTTTCAAGTAAAGTGTTTGCTTAGTATGGTCAACCCTATTAATATCACTGATTTTAAAAGTTTTTATTATCTGATTATCATCTATATTACTACCACTTTTTTTATAGTAAATAGGTTCGAATATATATTCTAATCCTCTACTTGTTACGGAATTATACTTTATGGCAAATGCTACACGGGTATCATCAGTAATTAAATCTTGTAAACTTACAGATAGTTTTCGTGAAAAGTATGGACAGTTTATTTTAATACTATAAGAACTTTGATTTTTTCTTTTATAAACTTCGAATACTATAAGAATTAAATCATTAGATTTTTTAGTGCAATTTTTAATAAATTGAGGGGACGTGGTTATTTCATAAAATAAGTCATATCTTTTAACGTCTTCTGATAAAGTATACTCTATAAAATTTTGGAAGGAATCAACTGTATCGCGTTTCCTAAATAAAATTTCTAAAAACCCCCCGTTAATATCATTAAAAAAAACCTTTCTATTATTAGTATATTCATTGGTAATGGTATTGACGATAGTATCTTTTATTTTATTTGTTTTTGTTATACTTGTTTTATATTTTTTAGTTGACAAATCAAGGATATCAAATATTAAATTAAAATAAGAATCTGGACCCTGGTCTATACCCTTTCGTATAAATCCGTTTGCGCCATTGCACTCTTCCTGATTAAATAATTTATTTAATTTTTTACCTAAATTGCCCTCGATACCAGTACCTATAGTAAAATACTTATCACCGCTTCGATTAAGTGGTTCCCCACACTTATTCACATTTTTAGGTGTTTCGGGATTAAGTAATTCACTAAAACGATTACTATATTTTTGATAACAACATGGTGGGAATATAGGTTCTTTATTTTGCGCCTCTCTACTAATTGACAGAGGGTGTTTAGTATGAGATAAAAAACCTGGATAAAAATATGCTCCTCCGCCGCCCACTCCGCCGCTTTTAGGATACACCCATAGTCGGTCAGGTTCAGGGTTATCTTGGGGATATTCAGGGTTAAAATCCATAATGTCTAATGTTAAATCATGTTTTGCTTTTCGCCAATTTTTTTCATCTGCCCAATCAAAGGGTTCGAATGTTTTCCCTGAAATTTTAGTATATTTCAACATTCTCCAGTGAAGTGGTCTATTAGTTTCCCTATCATATAATCTGGGACACATGTACCAATTTAGAGAATCATCCTTATCGGTACCATATTTAATTGATTTACATTTCATAGCGCCTACATTTTTCACATTACCAGTAGTATTATTCAATAAGTTTTTATAATCGGCTTCTATATGAGATAAATCTTTAGGCTGTGGAATTCGGACATTGCATATTTTGCTGATAGGATAAGTTTTTACTTCCGCTAATCCCTGTGAACTTTGTTGAGTGGCGGCGGAAACGGGAGGGTTTTGACCCCGAATGTGCTCATTATCATTAAATAATTGTTTCAGTTGCCTGTAATTTAAATCTTTTTTTAGAATACGTTTATTTGTAGATGGATCACTATACGTGAATGACCATTTAATTTCGGCATCATCATCGCTATCACCCTTTTTATTTAAAATAAACTTCTTATCTATTAATATTAGTTTTACAATTTCTTTATATTCTTCATCATCGCCATAATTATCAATATAGGCGTCATCTACAAGTTTAGAATCAAAAAATAGTTTATTTTTATCAAATCCGGATTTTTTAGATTGATATTCGCAATCGCGATCAAACGGACCAAACCCATAACTTTTAATTTCAATATTTTCCTTGCCAGGTTCTTGCCTCAGTTTATCTTCCAATTCTCTATCAATCCTATCTACCTCCTCTTTTTCTGCATGATTTAAAACTTTAGGTAATCGACTTGATTGACAAACTTTATCATATTTATCAAATACTATTTCGGAATCGCCGTCGGGAAAACTGGGAGCAAATATGTCTTCATCATATTGATATAATCTGTTTAAAAATGCCCCATCTGATTTTTCTTTAGTTTTTTTATTAATACCACCACTATGTTCTTTTCTTGATTCACTGTCATCTAAATCAAGTGTTTCACTGTCGTCGCTCTCATTTTCACTATCCTCCTCGTCGGCAGTCTTTTCATATTCTTCACTTTCACTCCCGGATGGGGAATTAATACTTTCCCCATCCGAATCATCACCCAAATCATCATCCGAATCATCATCCGAATCATCCGAATCATCTTCAAGCACATCGTCGTCCCCCCCACCCTCTGCTTTAAGACCAATCATAGTTTCTTCCATAATTTCAGGGGATATTTCGGAGGTTTCCTCTAAAATATCCTCTTCAAGTTTTAAAAAACACTGTTTAATAATAGTCTTGATATAACGCAGAGCAAGACTGCTGGAACAACCCATAATAATACAATTCACCTTCTTGCGGGTATCATATGGGTCACTGGATTTGGCCGAATTAGTATATTTATTATTAAAATCAATTACGATAGTATTTTTTTCACCATACGTAAATATTTTATGTCTAAAATTAATTATTATAGAGTCGTTATTAGGATTTTTTAAATATTTATATTCCACCTCATCAATTATAGATTTATTACTCAATTTAATAGTATAGGTACCGTTTTCACTATTATATAAATCAATTGTACAATTTTTAATGTCGTCGTCACCTAGATATACTACTGTTTCACCAACTTTAAATTTTGATGATATATCATCAATGGTAATAAACGGAGAGATTCTATTTATAACATCTATTAATTTTATTCTTGAATTAATAATACTAAAATTAGTATCACTACGTATAATAAAATGATAGTATATTTTATAATCAGTTATATTGTAATAAGGTTCTATATCGACTATAGGGGTGTTTAAATCGTTGTATGAAATTACGAATTTCCCAGTATAAAATTTATCCCCGATAATTTTATTTTTTAAAAAATCATTTATTTTTTCAATAAAGGTTTCACTGTCATTAAATAGGTCGTAATGTTTTAAATTAACTGTATTTATTTGAACATTCATAAGAGTTTTTCCACTATGTTCAATATTATATAAAAGAACGTCACCATATAATATTTTTTTCTTTTTAAATAATACTTCGTCATTTATAGACGCGTCTGTCATGGAAATTGGTGTGTCATCTAAACTATATAGTTTTTTAATATCTAATTGAACACCCTTGGAATGGATTATGTTTGCTGCCAATTTATCATTAATAAAATTGTAAATTTTACCCTTGTATTTTTTGGTCGACAATATTTCACTTAATTTAATTTTAAAAAACAAAATAACTTTTTTATTAATAATTTGTGGTAGTTTATTTTGAACACTTTTTTTATCAGACGCATTACTCTTTTTCCGCCCTCTTTTATTGGTGCGCAGTTGGTCTAAATTGTCAAGACTTAAATCGATGCAGTTAAAACTACACCAATTCTTAAGTGTATTTTTACGAATAAGAGGTTTTAAATTTCCATTTTGTTTTAATATTGGAGTAAATAATTTACACACTTCATCCGAACCCTGGATATCATTGAATTTAGCAAAGGGGATATCAAATGACAATTCTATATTATTAAATAAATCTATTAATGAATGTTGATTCTGTGATAAAATACACGTATTTTTAATATCGGTCATTAATATCTTTTCCAACTTTAAATCAGTTTTTGTGTATTTATCGAGTATCTCTGGAGTATCGTTATATTGATACGTTTCTTTTGTTTTCTTTCTAAAAGGAAAACACCAATCTAAAATATCAGCATCATTATAAACAGCCTTAACATTTTTATAATTGTAAAAATATAATATGTCAGAGGCAGTTAAATCTCCTAATAATTTTGTGGATTTTATAGGAGTTTCGTCGTTAAAAGAAGTGTAAACAGTATCTTTTTCAAAATACGCAGAAATATTTGTATTAATACTTGAATCGCTCACTGTAAATTTTGTGGCGCCAAATTTATTAATATTAATAGTCCGGAACCGTATGCCGAGTTTTATTAAAACATTAATTATTTTATTAGTAATTATTTCCGGGATATTTTCGTCTATAAATTTATTGGAATAAAGGGCACTATTTATTTTTTTTATAATTAGTTTAGGTACATAATATTTTGCCAATAAATTTTCAACCTCTCTGAAATTAAAATTATTATTTTTAAGAGTTAGCATAATATTACTTTGGACATTTTTAAGTATGATATTATCAACGTGACAATCAGTATACAATAATATTTTATTAACTTCAAGGTCCTTATCTCGTTTTTTTATTTGAGTATTTGTTCGGATCTTAGTATTTATAAAAGTGCATATAATATTTTCTACTTCGTTAATTGTATTTATTTTTGATATATGTTTATCTATAAAATATATTTTGGAATATAAGTATTCGCCGCTTTGGGATGTAATATTTAACTCCGTGTTAAAGTTAGTACCAAACGCTTTTTTTAAAATTTTTAAATTTTTATAAGTCGAAATTTTTTTACCAGTTATTATAAACTGACTAAAATCATTTAATATAGTAGTTGTAATACCTTCATATTTGTCTAATTCGCCTATAAACAAAAACATAATTTGGTCTATATTTTTGGGTTTAATATAGAGTTGCTCTAATTTATTTATAATCGTACTGGGAATTTCGGAATCGATATTTTTAATATTTATAGATGTTAATATATCTTTATAGGTTTCCGCATTAGAAGGAATTTTCTTAGTAAAGATATTGTATATAACTTTCATTATTTTATAATTATTATCATGTTCCATAATTAATATATATACACAAAATATATCTATTAATTTTTAAAACTTTTTTATTTATATATAATATAAGTGAATATGGAATCTATTAAACCTACTCCGTTAAAAAAATTTGTTATTAATACGTCTACTTTTGGGTTCAATGTATTATCAGCAGAAAAATTATTTCACATGGAGAGAGTATATTTTACTCTTAGAAATGTCTTAAGATTAGAAATAGCCATTGTGATAACTATAATAATTAATATGTTGATTAGTAATACAAGTTTATATAATATTTATGTAAAAAACGTAGAACCCTCGTCAATTAAAATCGGTAAAACTAAAATTAAAACGAGAAAATTAATTGCTATGTTAATTAAATATATAGTACTAACTTTAATTTTTTCTATAGTAGTTTTTTTAAGATAATTTTAAAGGGGTTGCTGTTACATTAATTCCACAATATTTAATGGGACTATTCTTATAATCAACATATTTATAGATACCCAGTTTAATACCTATTTTTAATAATTCTGTCATATTATCCCAAAATTCTTTATTATGACCAACTGTTTTAGATTCAAGATGGGCCAATTCATGCAATACTACAAACATCAATGTATTTAAATCTACTAAACTCTCCTTTTCATCTTTATGTCGTATACATAAAACTATTTTTTCACCTTTATTAAGTGAATAAGATGTATATTTAGAATTAGAAAGCGATTCCGATATATTATTAGAATTATATTTTTTATACAATGTACTGAAAGTACCTTTATTTTTAGTATAATTAATCAGTGTATCAATATTTTTTACTACTGTTGCTAATAAATCCGCTCCCGCTTGTTTATTTTCTCTATTTCTCACCAAATATTCTTTATTGTCTATAGCAGATTTAACTTTTGTTAATTCAGCATATTGGTACTCATAGTATAAAAACAATATTAATAAGACTGTTATTATAACTATAACAAATACTAATTCAATCATCCCTACTAATATTGTATAAGAAATAAATTTATTTCTTAATTAATAATTTAATTAGATTTTTACTACGTTGTAAATATTAACAATTTGATTTTTTAATTAAAGACTGAAACAATATTAATTAATATGTCTAAATTAGAATTCCAAATTATTAGTTGGCATTCAGCTGATGAAATATTAGATTTTACACCATCTAAGAGTTACGATAATAAAAAATCTTACAATAAAAAGGACGCCAGTCGATTTGTAATTTCATTATTCGGTAAAGACCACGAAGACAAAACATATACAGTAAAAGTAGAAAATTTTACACCGTATTTCTATATTAAAGTTTCGGATGATTTTAGTAAAGCCAAAAAAAATTTATTGGAAGACTGGGTACGCGATAAAATGCAATTTAAATATAAAGACTGTTTTCTTAGAACTTCGATAGTTAAACGTCATAGTTTTAGAAATTTCGACAAACAAAAAAAATATAAGTTTATACGATTTGTGTTTAATAATAAGGGCGCTATGAGAAATGCTGTTTCCAAATTTCAAAAAAGAGTGCAAATATATAAAGACAAATCTATACTAAAACCCGCTAAAGTCAGGATTCTCGGGTTAACAAAAAAACCTGTTGAATATGAGTTATACGATAATATGGTAGACCCTCTATTAAAATTTATTCATCACCGCGATATTGATACGGTGGGATGGGTGCAGATAAAATCAAACAACTATAAAAATATTGATATTGATACTACTTGTGATAGTACAGTTCGATGTGATTGGAAAAGTGTAAAAAAAATTGAGGAACGGGGTAATACTAATATTAAAATCATGGCATTTGATATAGAATGTGATTCCGCGCATGGCGATTTCCCACTCCCAATAAAGGATTATACAAAACTATCGCGTGAGATATATTACGCTTTTCTAAAATTAGTTAAAAATGATCCTAATAATTTATTAGATAATAAAGTCAAATTCGTTAATAAATGTTTATTGGCGGCGTTTAAGAAGGGAAATAGTGAACTTGGAATAAGTAAAATATATTATAAATCATTTGATAAAATAAGTAAATATTCTAGAAATATTATTTCATCCAGTGTAGCAGAGTATTTAATTGTAGGTAATACACGCAATAGTATAGAAATTAAAAATCATAATATTAAATGCATAGGGGGAATTAATATTATTCTTAATAATACTAAAACGTATAAGAAATTAGTGGAATGCCTTATAGAGAATGAAATAATTGAGGATGGCGACGTAGAAATTGACCGTTATAAATGGGAATACAGGCGTATCACTGATAAATTCCCTCCCCAATTCGACGAGGTTGTAAGTCAAAGAGATATTGATAAATTAGTAAGTTATTATAATGAATTAGAAAATGACGAGGGTGACTTAAAATATCCTGAATTAGAGGATGATTTAGCAAATAAACTCCCACGAGTAAAAGGTGACCAGACAATTCAAATAGGTTTATCATTTGTTAATTACGGTTCACGCGTCCCATATAAAAATTATATGTTAACGTTAAAAGGGTGTGACATATTGGATAACGCTGTAACCGAATCATTTAAAACTGAAAGCGCCCTACTTGTACGCTTTACCGAGATAATTCAAACTGAAAATCCAGATGTTATAACTGGGTGGAATACTGATGGGTTTGATATCCCTTGGTTGTTTAAAAGAGCAAATGAGACAGGATGCCTAGAGGAATTCTCCAAAATGAGCAAACTTAAAGATTATGAATCAAAACTTAAAATTAAACAGAAAAAAAGTTATACTGGTGAATTAGTTAATGTAGACTATGTAGATATGGTAGGGAGAATACAAATGGATCTTTTACCGCTTGTAAGAAAAAGTCATAATTTGGGTTCGTATAAATTAGATAATGTAGCGGCGACCTTTATTAACGGGGAGATATTAAAGTTAGTTTACGCTCCCGATTCCGACTTGACAACAGTATTTACAAAATCCGTCGTAGGATTAAACAATGAGAATTTCGTTATATTTAATATATTGGATGGTTATTTGGATAACCAGTATATGGAAGGTAAAAAATTTGAGATAACTAATCTAAACAAGCAGACCAAAACTTTTGAGGTTCATGGTAAAATAGAACTAGACCTGGAGAAGAGTTGTAAATGGTGCTTAGGAAAGGACGACGTGACCCCTAAAGATATTTTTAGACTACAAAAAGGCAGTGACCATGACCGCTTTATAATTGCTAAGTACTGTATGATGGATGTTATATTATGCATTGAATTGCTTAATAAATTAGAAATCCTAACTAATAATATTGGTATGGCAAATGTTTGTAAAAATCCTTTGTCGTGGATTATACATCGCGGTCAGGGGGTAAAAATTTTGAGTTTGGTTTCCTACTTTTTGAAATCAAAAGATTATATTCTACCATTCTTATACAAAGATTCATTTGACAAGGAAGGTTATGAAGGTGCAGTTGTATTGGACCCCAACCCTGGAATATATATTGATAGACCCATTGCTGTCTTGGATTATAGTTCACTATATCCATCGTCAATGATTGAGGTAAATTTATCGCATGAAACAATTGTTACAAATCCAATATATCTAGGGGATGAAGGTGGAGAACTTTTAAATGAATCCGGTTATGATTTCGAGGATATTACATATGATAGATATAAAACATTATTTACTCCAGGCGGCGCCGTCAAAGGGAAAGAAAAATTGTTTCCCCCTAAAACGGTCAGGTACGTTCAGTATCGCGATGGTTCTAAAGGACTTATACCTCAGATCTTAGATTATCTATTATCTGCCCGTAAAAATACACGAAAGAAAATTAAATACAAAACTATTCACACTCGCGATGGTGAATTAGAAGGACTATATGATAGTGATAAAAATATCATAAAAGTAGATGGCGAGGTTATAACAATAAATAAAGAAAGCATTATCGACATCAAGGACACATATAATGAATTTGAACAAAAAGTTCTAGATGGTTTACAACAGGCGTTTAAAGTCACGGCAAACTCTTTGTATGGTCAACTTGGTGCAAAAACTAGTGATATATATTATAAAGAAATCGCCGCATCCACTACAGCCGTAGGACGAGAGCGGTTAATTATTGCTAAAAATTTTGCAATAGATACTACCAATTACCCCCAAAAAATGGACAGTGGTGAAACAATATATCTTAAAAATAAAATTACATATGGAGATACAGACTCTATATTTGTAGAATTCCAATGTTTAGATGGTAAGGGGGATAAATTAATTGGACGTGATGCTAGGAAAAGAAGTATCGAACTCGCTATTTATACAGAAAAGAAAATCCAAAAAAATATATTACGAGCACCACAAAATTTAGAATATGAAAAGACATTTGACCCATTTATTCTACTTAGTAAAAAGCGTTATGTTGGAAATTTATACGAACACGACCCCGATAAATATAAAAGAAAAAGTATGGGTATTGTTCTAAAAAGACGCGACAACGCTCCCATTGTAAAGGTCATTTACGGCGGGATAATAGATAGGATTATGAAAGAAAAGGATATTAGACCAGCAATTGTCTTCTTAAAAAAATCACTGCGAAAATTAATCAAAGATTATTACCCTATGAAAACGTTAATTGTAACCAAAACACTCTCATCGTTCTACAAAGATCCTGATAGAATAGCTCATAAAGTATTGGCGGATAGAATTGGTGAACGTGACCCAGGTAATAAACCGCAAATTAATGACCGTATCCCGTATGTGTATATACAAACGGCGAAAAGTGTAAAATTACAGGGTGATCGGATAGAAAATCCTCAATTTATTAAAGAGCATAATCTGAAACCAGATTACGAATTTTATATCACAAATCAAATCATGAAACCAGTATCACAGATATTTGCTTTATGTTTAGATGAATTACCAGGATTTACAAAAAATATTACGGAATTTAATAATAAGTATAATGTATATTTGGCTAAGGGTAAATCTGAAAATGACTCCATTAAATATATGTTGGAGTGCAAACGTAAAGAAGCGGCTAAAATATTATTCCGAGATATTTTGAGAATATTAGAAAATAAACGTGAAAATAATACCTTAATAACCGATTACTTTATAAATCATTGAAATGATATAGTAAACGATAAATTTTTATTTTATTGAATAGTTTTCTACAGGTGTTAAATTTATATATATATATTATAAACAATGTCATATAATTATATTACTGATTCACACACAAACGCGGTATATAAAACTACAAGTCCAGAAGGAGCGAAACTTATACAACAATATATGAATCAAATGGGTGGGATGTTCAACTTCGAGTCCGCGACCATTGAAGATCCTCCCGAGTTTGTCATGGAAGAACGCGCACGCAAGGAGGAGGAGCGCGAGACCAGGACGCGCTATGACGATTTCGTTGCTCCCACGGAGTTCAGTAGGCCGCGCCCGTTACCTGACGCCCATCCTCGGCGGCCGTTCGATTGGCGCCCTAGTAGAGATGAAAAACGCCTCCAAGCTCGTGGCATGATTTCGGGACCCAGCACTCTCCTGCAACGTACCCCAGAGAGTCAGTTGGACGCTGGTCTTACTAAAAGCTATGCAGCGCCGCAGCCACGGGTGACTGACGCCGAGGCGGCAGTGGTGCAGGCGCAGGATCGGCTGGCTGTCGCCAAGACAGAAGTGTTGAATGCGGGGTTTGCCCTTATAAAAGCGCAAGACGCGTTAGAGCTCGAAGGGGTGGGGGGTGTTCAGGAGTTGCAGGCGGCAGCTCCACGATATAGTTCTTAGATATTACAACAATCCATATGGCAAATAGATAGCGAATTAAAAGTTTTCATATAAATACTTATAAGAATACTTTTGTCTGTGCGAAATTAACAAATTACCTCATAAAAAAATAAGAATATATAGTAATGATAAATATTATTATAGCGATTGCTTTAATTATAGTAATAATTATGTTTGATAATAACTCTTTTGATGTTAATATTGATACGTTCTCGAAGGATCACCGCTTGGATAAAAATAATAAACTTACTGTATGGGTATATAATGATCCAAATATTGCATCCTCTGCTCTTATTAAGTTATGTATAGGAACAATTGAAAAACATTTAGGTAATCATTATAATGTAATTGTCTTTAATAAAGATAAAATTAGGACTATTGTGCCCGAATATATGGAGTTTTTAAATAATAGTAAGTCGGAATATCTATTTAATAATATTCTTAAATACAGTATTATTTACAAATATGGCGGAATATGGTTACCCTGTTCAACTATAGTGATGCATAAATTTTATATAGATGATGATCCCTATTTAAATGGTAAGTTAATTTTTTTCTCAGAAAAACAACAAGAACATAATAAATATTTTAATAGGTTTGATTTTTCAGCGATTGCGTCTATTAAGAAAACTTCTCAAGTAAAATTTCTTTTAGAAAAATTAATGTGTAAATCAAGTACGTTTACCTATAGTTTCGAATTCAATAAAAAATTAGAATGGGAACTTGATAGCGACGCAAATATTCACTATATGCCTATATCAAATAATTCAAGTATTAACGAACGAATAATTAATAATGAAGACTTAATCGATAATTATCCAATAATAAAATTAACAAAATACATTAAACTGTTATTACTTGATATAAAACATCTGCAGCATTCTTCTAAATACAAACATATTTTAACAATGAACGCAGAAGAATTAAATAGTTCAGGTATACTATTAAAAAAATTATTTGAGTATAGTGATAAAAATTCTTAATATTTATTTTAATCTAAAAAATTAGAATAGTATATTAAATAATGAATAATACTGTTATTAGTAATATTTTAGAACACATACCGGATACAAGTGATGTGACAATTAATTATTATGTTACCCCAACAATAAATAATTATTATTATGATGGTGCAACACTAGGTGCAGAAAGTAACACAAAAGTGTCAAATAACAGTATGCAACCCCAAACCAATACTATAGAAACACAAACATCACCACAAGAGGATGAATTTGAAGAAATAGATATAACAATATCAACTGATAACTTCGATACATCAATTTATAACAACAGGTCAAATACAACACCTTATACTACTCAGATAAATGCGACTATTGACTATCATAGTGACTTAGATAATATAAATAATGTTATGGATCTTACCGATGCCTTAACAGCATCTATAGCAAATTCTTTAGAAAATATGAATCAACTTGACCCGCAAAATATTTCAACAGAAGAAATGTTAGAAAAAACAAGTCTTATTATTTATAAAAATATAGAGAATGCCGATGAGAAGTGCCATATATGCAATGAAAAGTATGAGGAATTCGATATATGTAGAAAAAATAATTTATGTTCACATTATTTTCACAATAAATGTATAGATAATTGGTATAGTAGAAATATTAAATGTCCTATTTGCCAACAAATAATTTAATTAAATGTTATTATAATCGGTTTACTACTTTTCTCCTTATTTGTTTCGAATGTTGTGGATAATGGAGTATAATCATCACTGTCGTTTTTCTCTATTTTGTATAAAATATATTTATGACCCTTTATATATTTTTCCCGCGAGGATATATAATAACCTCGTATTTTAATAACCTGTCTCAAAACCGTTACAACATTTTTTTCTGTTAAATTATTTAAATACGTGCGAGCTTTACAGGGGATATAACATTTTTCTAAATATGGTTTAAGTTTATTAATTTTCTCTACAGTTTTAAGATGTTTTAAATCGTTTCTTGAAAATGTGTATTTACTGTCAATATCTTGAATGCCAAAGGAACTTATAATACTTTCATATAATTCATTGGACGGATATTTTTTAAATAATTGATCCTTGCCCATAAGATATAGAGAGATTTAAAATAGTGCAACATTTTATAAATGTTATATTTTAAATAAAATTATCTATGCAATATATAATAGAATGCCTTATAAACAAAAAGCAGATCGCAATGGTGTAATAGTCAAGGATGGAAAAGATATGAATATTAAAAATATCAATGATTTAGAATCTAAACACGGAGAAATAACAGAAATTCGAAAATATAAAAATAATAGATTTGGTGCTTTTTTTACTGATGGTCAATTTAGATGGATAAGTTTTTCTGATAAAAAAAAATCACCTAAGAATAATATGAAAGGAGGTTCCGGTAAATCAATTGACTTAAAAACAGCTGTAAAACTTTTAAGGAATTATTATTCTCAAAAATATGTTTAAGATTTTATGTAAGGTTCAGTTTTTTCATTTAAAATTAATTCAGTTTTGTTAAATGATATATTCGAAAACAACTTTTTAATATATCCATTATCTATATCACTTAATAGAGGTTCACATTCATGTAAATATTTTTTATTTATTATATCTAATTTAAATTTTTTAGGATAATTAAGGGTGACGTAATCATTTGTATTAGATAACGCACGATATCCTGTGCACCACAGATGTTCGGATTCTTTGGGCAGCACAATTGATAATTGTTCTAATGGAGTAAACTCAATATTATTAAACGTTGGTGGGTAAACACGTTTTATCAAATATGTGCATAAATCTTTTAGTGTAGGAGAAGCAGAATATTGGTAATACCAACTATATGATATACACTTATCGAAGTAGTAATAGCAGTTCCATTGAACCCCGTCTACATAGTTTTTGCAAATATCATACAGCATATCCTTATTTTTATATGAATTTGTAATATTAAAATAGTAGCGATAATATTTATCTCGCCAATTAGTATCGGTAAATGCAAATGCATTATTCTTATTAAATATAGGGTAAAATTTCAATTTAGATATTTCTCTATTATAATCACTTGACGTATCTAATCTGGGTCTGAACCGGTCACTTTTCTTCTGATAATTTTCCAATAGTTTATTCTCATTATCATATAATTTAATAATTATCTGCTTTAAGAATATAAAATTCAGACTATTGTCTTCCTTTACTAAATAATAAGGTTTAACTATAAAATTTTCAACATATATATTTAACAAGGTATCAATACCCTTGTTATTAATATCTAACCCAGGAATATGAGGGAGAAAATCATTTCCAATTAAAAAGCACAGACATATATAATCTTTAATAATATGTTTTTTATTTAATTCTAATTGTATGAATTCATCGTTATACTGATTCAAAAGAGTGTATTTTTTAATAATTGGTTCACTAATACTCATATATAGTTTCTCACTGAATAATTCTACATTAAAGAATAATAATTCTTCCATATCGACCTTTCCAAAATGAATAGCTTCTCTTAAAAGATAACTTTTTGGGCATTCATTTATAAGGGATAGCATTATTAAATCGGCATCTAATCCATAAATACAACTAATATCCTCAGTGCAATTGGTTTTCATATATTGTAATATCTTATGTTCTCCCTCTCCTTTACGACCAGCGTCACTTAAAATAATTTTAACATTAAGTTCTGGTTGTATTGTATCAATAAATGTTTTTAAAAAATTGCTTAATTTTTTCATGAAAACTGTTCCAGGAGTAATACAATTAGTATCAAATTCAACTGACGTTTTATCATATTTATAGTTTATTTCCTTTTTCAATTTTTTTTCCAAAATGCTTCTAAATCTTCTAGAACGCTGTTGCTTCATTTTTGAACGCGGGGCTACTCCGTCAATAGCAAGATAAATTAATTTTCTAGGTTTAGAAAATGTTATTAAGTACATTAAATATTTCGAAATTGCTTCATATGTTTTTTTTTCAAAGCTAGTACTTTCATCTATAGTATGTTTTAAAAGATTTTTATTATGTTCTATAACTAAATCTGGATGGTCTTTTATTACCTGTTGAACACAAGGATGTATAAGACAATTCAAGTCAAAGAAAAGGTTATGCAATTCATCAATATTATCAACAATAATATTTGAATATTTGTTTGTGATATATCTAAAAAATTTAGGTATTCCCATTGCTCATAATAACAATCTTTTCTTTAATAAAAAAATATCAAATTATTTAAATTTAGATATCGTCAATATTCAGTCCAGTTTGATTAACAGTATTACCCGTAATATGATTATTAACTTCTTCCTCGTCATCACTTACGGATTCAGCAAAATCGTCTTTAAGATTTTGTATTAATTCTCCGGATTTAACAAAGGAATAGAAAACCTCCTTTTCTTTAATTAATTTATCGGCCTCGGTTTGAGAATAACCAGCGAGTATATCACATTTATTATCTTGAAACTCTCTAATAGATACTAATACTAAATCACCCTTATTGATACGTGCTGTTCTCTTTACCCGCCCGCGCAAAATACCTAAACGTTTTTTTTTATCATAGCATATAAGGTCATACCGGCCATCGCCAAAAACAGACAAAACGTGAGCATATTCTTGATTATCTATTTTTTTTAAATCTTGAATACCTAATTCTTTCATCCGGAAAGTCTTCCTCGATTTGCCCTTGGTTTTTTTCCCACCTCTATTTTTAACCATCTTAATTAATAATTACATTTTAGTTTTAAATTTATGAAATCAAATTTATTTTATTAAAATTTTATATCATATTATAGTAATGTCATTAGTGAAACAAAATGCAGCCAGTGTCAAAATTCAACGCAAGTGGAGAAAATATTTAAGTTTTAAAAATAATATACAAATTGAATTAACATTTTTCCGAGGTATTTTATTTACTATAATGAAAAAAATTAATAATAAAGATATTATTACTTTAAAAATTTATAGAAAAGCCCTGAAAACAATTCATTATATTAATAATATTATCACCCCGTACCCACATATATTTAATATACAGGCGTTGTATAAAATGTCCAAATTTAGATTGTATTTGGATATGGCTAAAATAAAATTAGGTCTAATAGAATTGACACAACTTATAGGCCTCGTCGATATATACCAAAGTATTGATTTATTTTTAGATAAAGTTGAACTACCGCCTCCATATGAAAAATATATTCAATATTATAATAAATTTTTTAATGTTACTCGAATAGAGTCGTATATATCAAAAAATAAAAATAACATATCTTTTGTATTAAATACATATGGGAAGAATATAAAAAAACATAGTGTTACTTTAACCACTTATCAAATAAACAAACCAACCATTAACAAATATAATACTATTGTAAAAAATATTAATATTCAAGTTTTGGGCGCCAAAATATATATACCCTATGGTAATAAATTATTAATTTTGTTTGGATATTTTATTAATGATCATTTAAATAGTTATAGTAGGAATGATATATTTAGAGAAAAATATTTAGAACTTGAAAATCTAATAACAAATTTAGATATTAACGTGGAATTTAAAATGAATTACTTAAAAACTCTATCTATTAGCGAGTTTAATATAAACAGTCCTTCACAAATATGCAATAATTGCATAAGTCATTATAATGATAACCTCAAATTAAAAAATTGGACTGTATCTAAAATAGTAAAAAATTTTATCCTTTCGGAAGATTTACAAAGATATAATATTATAAAAAATTTGGCAATGGATATTTCGGATAACAATAGTGGGTATATTGCCAATTTATTAATCGACCTTATGAGCAGTAATGATTATGTTTTAAAAATTAAGAATATTTTAGAGGTGTTCCATTGGGATATCCGCCATATATTAAATATAACTCAATATAAAATTGATAAAGAAAAGACTAAAAATATATCCAGTGAAATACCATATGAAAAAAAAATACATTTAATGAAAACAACTGACTTAGTAAAGTCAAAGGCGCGCGACAAATTACGAGATATTAATTCCGGTAAACCAGGTGAAAGTAATAATAAAGCCACCCAATATTTAGAGGGATTGCTTAAAATACCTTTTGGTATTTATAAGAGAACAATTATCAAAAGAAAATTAGATGATTTACTAATAAATATTAATAAATATAAAAATATGATCGTCGAGGAATTACGTTTATTAGAGGAAAATAATATTCTTACTGACAGTGATTTGAAATCTACAGAAGAATTATTTACTATATTAAAAAAATTTAATGTAATCGACCGACCATTCATTATAAATAATTTCAGTATAGCATTAAATAAGTGGTTATGTAACTTAAATAATAATATTACATTGGTGCAATATTATAAAAAGGGCGAATTAATTATATTTTTATCGAAAAATTTTAAAATAAAAGAACTGAAAGATATTTTGAATAAACTTACAATTACTCATAAATTCAAATTAAAAAGTGATTTGATAAACCTTATTATTAATTCGAATGTTAAATATAATAAAATTCAATATCTTTTTTCTAAAATAAAATTAAATAAACTGTTTTCAATTGTTCCACTATCAAATGAAAGTGAAAAATTAGGGAACTATATTAAATGCATAAAAAATGAACATGCTAATTATACAGTGGTTCAAAATAAATATTTTGCGGATATAGACATCGCTCTGAACGATAGTATATATGGTTTAGATACAGCAAAAATACAAATTAAAAGAATGCTGGCCCAATGGATTAATGGGAATAATGATGGATATATTTTTGGTTTAGAAGGCCCTCCAGGGACAGGAAAAACAACTTTGGCAAAAAAAGGCATCGCTAATTGTTTACAAGATGAATTTGGAGAGAAGAGACCATTTATATTTATACCATTAGGCGGTTCTTCGAATGGTTCCACTTTAGAAGGACATAATTATACGTATGTCGGTTCAACTTGGGGTAGAATTGTAGATGGTATAATGGAATCCAAATGCATGAATCCTATTATTTATATAGATGAATTAGATAAAATATCAAGAACAGAACATGGTAAAGAATTAATTGGAATTTTGACTCATATGACTGATAAATCGCAAAATTCAGCCTTTATGGACAAATATTTCAGCGGAATAAAGATTGATATATCAAAGTGTTTAATAATTTTTAGTTATAATGACCCCGGATTAATTGATAGGATTTTATTAGATAGGATACATCGAATTGAAATAAAACCTCTCGATATAAAATCAAAGGTGATTGTAACTAACAGACATCTCATCCCTGAAATATTAGAAAATATAGGATATACCGATCAAGAAATACATATAAGTAATAAGGAAATTGAATATATTATTAATAAATATACCTATGAGGCAGGCGCTCGAAAACTAAAGGAGAAATTATATGAAGTTTATAGGGATGTCAATCTCAAATCCCTTGTTGATTATAGTATAATACCCTTTACAATAACACAAAAATATATTGATGAGATATTCGAAGACTACAATTCAAATGAAATTTTAAAAATCCATTCAAAACCTAGAATTGGTACAATTAATGGTTTATTTGCGACAACCGCCGGTTTAGGTGGAATAACTATTATTGAAAGTAAAAAATTCGCTACAAACACACACCTTGAATTAAAATTAACAGGCATGCAAGGTGACGTAATGAAAGAAAGTATGGAAGTTGCTAAAACATTAGCACTTAGTATAATCCCAAAAGAAATATTAAAAGACATTATGGATGAAAATAATAAATTTGGTATACATATCCATTGTCCAGCAGGCGCGACAAAAAAGGATGGTCCTTCCGCAGGAACTGCAATAACATTAGCAATAATTTCGCTTTTATGTGATATCCCTATACGAAACGATATAGGTATTACAGGTGAAATAAATTTAAATGGAGAAATGATGCCTATAGGAGGTCTTTCTTCGAAAGTAAGCGGGGGTAAAATGGCGGGAATAAAAAAGATTTTATGTCCAACTAAAAATAAACAAGATTTAGATAAAATTTTAAAAGAACATCCAGAACTTGTTGATAAAGACTTCATTATCGAATGCAAAAGTAATATATATGATGCTATGCAGGAAACAATGATGTTTAAGAATAAAAAGATTAAAAATCAGTTTATTCATCAATAAATTCCAAGACAACCATTATAGGATTATTTAAACTTAAATTAATAATAGATGTTATTTTAAGAATCCTATAAATTTTAACAGAATTTTCTATTTTATAAATATTATATGTATTTTTAATAACGGCTTGTTTTATCATAGGTGTTATTATAAATTCAGTGCATATTTTCGATTTTGTATCAGGATTGTCTAACTTTGTAGAAAAATGAAAAGAGTATTTTGATAGTATTGAAAATATCTTATTATAATTATAAAAATGGGCACTTTGATTCGATAATAATAAAATTATCTCCAAATATTCATTAAAATCACATCGAATCCTTTGTAAAAAATCATAAAAAGAGCAATATTTAATATTATTTATTAAAACGAGGGAACGATTCCAATCATTTTTAACCGCTTTTATGAGGTCAACTTTATTTTTATATTTAATCTCATTTATAAAAACATCTTTCGAAACTTTATAATAGATTTTTTTCATTATTTATAATGGTACTTTATTATTTAACTAGAAAAAAAACCTTTTATGGTACTTACGGATTTGTGCAAATAACTTGAAAAATTTGCAGAATTACTATGTGGTATAGAACTACCTAAAATATGAATATTATTGTTTTTATTGTTTTTATTGTTTTTAGAATTGATATATTGTTTCATATAAAAAGATCCTAATTTATTAGGTGCCGAATTCGAAATAACTTCACAATCCTCATAATTAACTATTTCTAATTTATTATTGGAACATAATGACCGTGATAAATAGTCACAGTTTCTTTTGGGTATATGAAGCGATTGAGAAATAATAATATTTCGCTGGTCAAAACTTTGGGATCGTTGTTTATAGTTATTTATATTAAAGAACAATTTTTCCCAGGTCGTCCTTTGTTCTGCATTAAAAACTAATAAGGATTTAATTATATCCCGTTTATTTTTAGATGTAATTAAATCGAAATCAATAACAATATTCTTTGATTTAATTCGCGACCATAGATCATCTCGACTATCACACATATACGGATGCGTTTTAACTAATAGCTCATATAAAACTACACCCAATGACCATATGTCAGATAAATATGTATATTCTCTATTTAATATAATCTCGGGCGCCATATATAATGGACTTCCGCAAAATGTAGTAATTAATTCATTTTTTTCAAATGATTTAGCAAATCCAAAATCAGACAATTTTATAGAATTGTTACTAATTAGAATATTTTGCGGTTTAATATCTCTGTGTAATATGTCTTTTTTAAATAAATATTCGAGAGCGTCTAATATTTCATGAAAATATTTGGTGTCAAATGACGTATTACCCTGTTCTATATAATAACTTAAGTCGCCTCCGCTACAATATTCCAAAACAAAATACACCTCCTTTTTAGATTTATAAATTATATCGTACATATTGAGGATATTTGTATGGCGAAGGGATTTCATTAAATTAATTTCATTATCAAAATGACGTTTATCTATAATTTTATTAATTTTTTTTATCGCAACATTTTTATTGTTATTATAATCAGTACCTTTGAATATAGTAGAGAACGAACCAAAACCTATAGGTTCTGTGCAATAATAATATTGGTCGTTAAGTATATTAATACTCATACATATTAAATATATAATATTTTTAATACTTAGATTAATATTTAATAAAAAACTAAAATATCTGTATTATAATAAATGAATAAAGAAATTTTATTCTATTTTATATTAATTGGATTTGTAACACTGGGTATTTTTACTAATTCTGTAGATTTTAACCCTGTACAATTTCACTGTGATAACTATATTTTAAATACCTACCTGTACCTGATATTATCTTGGGCCATTGTTATGGCAACGAACTCCGTCTTAAAAAATAATAATGTAACTATGCAGGATTTATTTTCCGGCCCATATACAATTATCTTCTTTTTAGTTAGTTTAGGATTATTAATGGGTGTATATTTTATACCCCCTTCTATGTTTTTTACTAAACATATATTTTATATTATGCTTATCATGATTTTAGGGGTATTTTTATATCCCTATTACATTAATAATAAATCTTTATTCCATCACGTCGGTATAACCACTCTATTTATGTTAATAGTGTTAAGTGTTATTTCATTTACTTTCCCACAATTAATTAGCAGTTCTTGGGGTACTTACTTATTTATTGGTTTAATTGGACTTGTAATTGCTAGAATAGTAGAATTATTCACCACCTATAAACCTGACGAGAAACGTCCTCGAATAATATCATACATATCTATTATTATTTTTAGTTTATATATAATGTATGATACTAAGAAAATTATTGTTAATGCGAACAATTGCGTTAATCCTGATTATATCAACGAATCTTTAGGATTATTCTTAGACACTCTGAATATTTTTCAAAATAACTATCTATTATCAACTAATTAAAATAACTATCTATTAACAACTAATTAAATTAAAATAACTATCTATTATCAACTAATTAAATATTATTTTACGTATAATATATAAATGAAAATAGTTAAGGAATATGAAAATCCTATTTTAAGTATCGAATGTCCTATTTGTTTAGACCCACTTACTGATTCTAAATATGTGTCTTTTATTGGTTGTGACCATAAATTTCATCTGACCTGTTTAAATGTATGGCAGCAGAAAAGTTCTCCTGATTTGATATTTCATTATAAATGCCCAACCTGCGACCAACTAAGAGATATTAATATTGAACGAAGTTATCTAGAACCTGACCGTATTCAATTCCGACCAGAAACTCAAAATTTTTTACAAAAAATTAAACAATGTCTTATAAATATTATAAGGTGATTTATAATAATGGCATTTCGGGCGATTGTTTTCTTAAATTTTTAATTAAGTCGGCAAGTAATTCTTTAGTAGGGGGGCGATAATTTTTAGTATCCATATTCACTAACATACCTTTTTTTGGTTTAGATATTTTTTTCCGTTTTCTCTTAGAATTCTTTAATTTTACCCCTTGTAACATTGAAATATTTATCATCGGTTTTTTTATCAAAGAAACTTTATTAGTATTTTTCTGTGGATTATAGTTCATAAAATCATCAAAAGATAAATTATTCTTTTCTAATTCTATTTTAATTGCTACTTCTGGGACGCCGAATTTTTGCATTCTGATATATTTTTCAAAAATATTAGGTTCATTATTTTTACCAGGCAATTTATTAGCACATTGATTTTCCGGTTCATCGACAATTAAACATTTATTGATATATAAAAAGGGGAGATATACCTTTGTTTGAAGTAATATCCAATTAAATCCCACCCGTTTATTTACGCGCCACATATCTTTTAAATATACAATATTCAGAGTTCGTGATCTGGGTAAAATATATCCGTGTGATTTCTGTTCCTTTTTATAATTAAATACGGGAAGTACTAATTTATTATTGAATATTTGTATATTAACGTTAAAAAATGCGTCTTCATTTGACTTACTAAATTTTATACTGGGTGTGAAACTTTTATTTTCGAGTACTTTATCATATTTTTCCACTATAAAATTTTCCACTTTTTTAATTTTTTCAATAAACTCTTTTGATTTTTTATTACATTTATAATATTCAAAAAATAAAGATATTTTATAAAACTTTTTACCTGTAATATTTCCTGTTGGTAGTTTATTTAATAATAGAGCAGGCGGCGTTTGACATAAATAATTATCCTTTTGGTATTTTATAGGTGATAATGTAACTCTACTTTTAGACGTCGTATATGATGATTTTAATTTTAAATCGCCTAAAATCATATTTTTCCAATCAAACACATTCATTCTAATATAAAGTAGTTAAATATTTTTAGATATAACAAACTATATGTCTAAAATTATTAAAAATTCTAAATTAATAACTAATAAAGAATGTCCTATTACACATGAACCACTTATCAAAATTATTAATAGTAAAAATAAAAATGTCATTAAGTTAAATTGCAAACACTGTTTTTCATACGATGCCTTTATAAAAACCTTTATAATTAATAATAAAAACAAAAATGGTTATAATAAATGTCCCTACTGTCGTTCGACTATAAAAAACATCCCTATAATTATTAATAAATATTTAAAAGATTAAATATTATAAACAATATAAATGGATTGGGTTAAATTAAGAGGAACATCTATAAAAGTAGTAACTAATGATATAAAAAAAACTGACATCGCGAGAAAATATGTTATATTTATAGTTAATAAAAAATTAAAAAAATATTACGAAAAGTATAGCATCAAAGATAATAAGTACGCTGAATGGAAAATAATATAATATTACCAAGGGAGATAAAAATTTGATTTTTATTAAAATATCTTCTTTATTTATAAAGATGAGTTTTCATCGTCTCTAAATTCCACTCAAAGTTTTGAAACGAAAAACTCTGAAAAGAACAACCCTCAAAAAAAGAAATCTAAAAAGAAAAAAAATAAAAAGAGGTGCGCACACCCTGATTGTAAAAAAAAATTAAATCTAACGGACTGGGCGTGTAAATGTAATAAAAAATTTTGTTCGGTACACAAACCTATTAACAAACACGGTTGTTCCTTTGATTGGAAAATGCAACAATTTAACTTTCTTAAAGAAAACTTAGATAAGGCTAAAAGTATTGATACAAAAAACTTCGTTAGTATTTGTTAAAAAAAATCTTTATACATTATATAAATGAAGTTAATCGGTAACAAATTTTTTATCAGTATACTATTGGGAACAACTGTTATAGGATCCATATTTTTATTAAATAAAAAATATAATTTACAACATTATATATTTAATCAAGACATTGATGTGGAAATTTTCGATAACGATCCAGAAAACGGACTAACTGTCGGCGAAGATCATTTATCCGAGGAACTTATTGGTAGTAACGACGAAGAAACATTTGAGAAAGAAGAATTGGTAAAAGAAGAGGATAAAGAAAATAAAGTTATAATTTCTAATTTATTAGTTAAACCAACTATAGAATTAATTGAAGAATTAACTGATAGTGAACTAAGTGAAAGTAGTACAAGCGATATTGATGTATAAATTTTTATAGTCTGTTAATCCTTTTTATATTATATACCCATAGATTATTATCAGTGTCATATCTAATACGACCATGAGCTCTATAAAATGAACAGAAGTGTCGTCTCCATATTGCCATTAACAAATGGACAAATTTAGGATCTTTATCTAATTCCTTTGAGATAAAGTCCGTACTAAGACATGCTTTTTCGGTAAAATAACATTTTTTTATAAAAAGACCCTTGATCTGTGCGTGTAAATCCATATTATTCTTATAAAAAGTTAACCATTCGTCACTTTTCCAAAGATCCTCATCTACCATACCATTATCCTGATACGTCATTTATTTAGAGAGGATAAATTAATATTTAATCAAATTTTTATGTAATTAAATATTAATGAATGGAAAAACTTCTGAATATGTTACATTAGTAACAAAACCTATTAATATTTATAACACACACGTCATTGTTACTGAAGATAAAATAATGGACATATTAGAAACGTGCTATAAAAATACAGCTTTTTCTACTTTCCCGTACCTTTATAACGGTTTAAATTCGGAAGAAGCTATCACTCAAACTAAAAGTGGTAATTGTATAGCACTATCTTTGTATGTAAAAAAACATTTAAAAAAAAAATATGATATCAATAGTTGTCTGATACCCGCTACTATTCCTAAAAAGTATCAACGCGATGGTTATTTAGACATTTCCCATGTAGCATTATTGATACCGATTGATAATTCATCTGATGATAATGGAGTTTTTATTGCAGATCCGGCATTCTATTTTTTAAACCCTATCGAAATTAAAAATTTTAATCCTCGTGTAGTATTTAGTAAAAATATTTATACCCCAGAAACAAATAATAATATAGAAGATTTTGTCAGTATAAGTAAATTAATAACTAAACTCTATCTTTATGATAAAGACCAGCACTTTAATGAATGGCAAACAATAAAGAAGGGTACATATTATGTTAATTGTTTTGAAATGAATGACCCCCACGATAGTTGGAATTATTTTTTAACAGAAATACAAAATCCGGACGAGGCAATAACGGGATTTTTTTTAGACCAACAGGACCCATTTATTACAACAATAGACGCCGACAAATATGGATTACCTCAAATGGGTGGATATTTAAAAATTAAAAACTCCGTATTAACTTACTCTAAAAATTTAAAAACACCCCAAACGTATAATATCAAAAATATAGATGACCATACATTAAAAGAAATTAATAACGATTTATATCCCTTTTTTAAAGGTAATTTAAGTAAATATTTAAAATAATTATAAATAAAATAAAATATTTTATTTATAAATCTACCAATAACATATCACAATCCTCATTTGAACACATATTGTCTGTATTTTTATTGATTGTGTCGCAGAGCGGACACATCCACTTATCCGAAGAAATCTCTACTTCGTCTTCACTGTCCTCCTCTTCAGTTTCCTCTTCATCCTCGTCAAATTTAATTTTGTGTAAATAACAATCTAGGACCAAATTTCTATATTTGGATAGTGCCTTTTCATTGTCTAAAAAATTACCATTAAACTCGGGATTAGCAGTTTTAACGTCTTCATCACAACTATCAATAAGGGAAAACAATTTAACGTATTGTAAAAAATTCGCATTGAATTCTAAATTGGAATCCACAAATTTACCGATTTTAATCCTTTTCCCTTCCTCTAAAAAGTTGATAGAAAAAAAGGAATAATAATTGTATAAAATAGAGTTATTTACAATTTCACGCTTCGATTTAAGCGGAAATACAATACATTTGAGTTTAATATTATTAAGACCTAATTCAGCATTATTTATTGTAAATTCAATAACTTGATATTTTACACTGGCGTCCCGCATAGTTTGTTTTTCCTTTTGTATGTCACTATCTAAAGTATATGTCGCTTTCACGAGAGGGTTAAATTTATAAATATATCCGTCCTCATCTCTTAAATTATCAATTACAATATCGGGTTCATGACATTCCAATTCTCCTAAATGTATGGGGTCCGAAGTTCTATTTTCATCTAAATTTAAGACGCAATCGACAGCGCTCTCTTTTATTAAATATAAAAATTTATTTAATAGTCGTTCTTTTCTAGCGGCGATTAACATTAAATATTCGTCGGTACTTTTTCCCTTGTCAGTATGATTAACTTCATATGTATATTTAGATATAAGTCTTACAAAATAATCTATACTTTCCGCATATGATTTTTCTGCCTTTTTTGTATCGCTTGTATCCAAACTGTTTATATCGCTGACTAATTGTACTACTTCTGGCGACGTTAATTGTTGTGAAGTAATTGTTTCTAACTGAGTATTTGAAAATTTACACATATACGAAAAGACTTTAACATTTCTATCTTCCTCATCTAAAGTTATATGTGACCGCACACGGCGTGCACGCCCAACTACTTGATTAAGTCTTACATTATTCCAATACGGTTCCATTATATGAACTTGTCTTACATTTGCTAAACTAATACCTTCTGCTCCGGACGAGGTGGCCAATAAAATAAGACAGTCTTGTCCATACTTATTATTAGTATGATTGAATTTTCGAAGAATATCGATTCTTTCTTGAGTGTCGGTTTGTTTTCCTGTCCATAACACAAAACGGCATCTACTTAATTCGCTAAAATTACTAGAGGGAATAGAAATTAAATCTGATTTTCTAAATTCTGAAAAATCTCTATTTTGGTACATAATATCGATAGTGCATTCTTTTGTGATAAAAATTTCAGTAGAACTGACAGATACTACCCGATGAGTTTTGGAAACAATTTTACCACTACTATTTTCTTTTGTCCACCTAATAAGATTTCCTGGTTGCAAATCCGCGTCTATATTAAATTCACCTATATTTATACGTTTATTTGAGGTAATGGTACACCACTCCTTGATTTCAGTACTATCTCCATCTAATTCTAATAATTTTCTATTCCATTTTAATTCTTGAAACCCATTTTTTTTTAATACTTCAGTAAAGATACGAATACCTTCTGCTGTTAAATATTGGGAATATACAAAAACTGAACCAGGTGATGTAACTATATTTTTAAATATCGTCGTATATTTGGGTGATAACCAAGATAAATTATATGGGGTCTTCGCAATTAATGCATTAAAGTCTAAGTAAACATCACTTTCTACTAAACGATCAATCTGTCTCTGTAAAATTTCATCATACTCCTCATCAATAGTTATATCTTCAAATATATCTTTTTTATCCGATTCCAAATTATAACTAAGATAAAATCTATTTACTTCTTCCTTTATTATACTTAGTTTACTATCTATATTACCGTTTTGTATAATAAAATCTTTATGAATTTCACATAATTCCGATATCGTTGTGCATAATCTCATTAAAAACTCTCTATTTTTATCTATAAGAGAATCAATTTCTATTAGATTATCCACTGAATCAGAATGAATAGTAATTTTTATTTTAAGGGACAGTATTTCTACTTCTTTTTTAGGAGAGGTTTTAGTCGGTGGTAATTTTATATTATTTTTTATATATTTAACTAAAAGCATATCTGGTTCATATGTTCCGTCTTCTACATAAGATTTAATAATTTCTTTTGTCAGGAGTTTTTTTAAAAAGTTTGTTTTTAATTTATACAAACTCTTAATTTTATTGGCTATTTTTTTATGTAAAGGGGTTTTGTAACTGTTAATAACTGTTTCAGATGCAGATAAATTTAAAAGTTGCTCTATTTCTGTCATTATATACTCAATGTCGTATTTATTTTTTTTTGTTACTCTTGTAATATCAGGAGGGAAGGCAAATATACTGAGTTGACGAGTTGCAGTTTTAAAGGACGATTTTATGTTAGCAGAACCCTTAATAAATTTATCCAATCGAGAGATCTTTTCTTTTTTGCGTTCTTCCTCCCGCTCATTGCAATATTTCATAAATTGATATATACTGAAATCTAATAATTGTTCTTCTTTTTCTACTTCTGGGAAAATACTATTACCTTCATTGTCTTTTTGACGTTCGTTATAAAAAGAAGTCATACCAGTAATATTATTTTTAAAATTCCTAGCAAACATTACATTGTCTTCTTGGTCAATATAGGCATCTTTGAATAATTGTATTTGTTCGGTAATAAACTGACCGTCCCCTAATAATCTCTGTTCCCATGAATGGGAAGTATCGACAATAGTATTGAATATCGTGTAAGCATTGGTATTATTATATTCAATTACATAAGCAGGAAAGGTTTTTTGAAAATCTTCAATAAAGTTTGTGACAAAATCTTTATCATTAAAATCATTTAATTTGTTTTTCACTACACCCACGTACTCATTAGCAACAATATTTTTGATAAATCCAGTTGGTATTCGGGTAATTTTTAAAGTATTTTTAGTTAATTCAAAGCGATCAACAATAGCGTACGTTTTTAAAAAGTCATTTATTTTAGTATTATCCAATGAAACTAACGTATCCTTTGATGAAAGTTGAAATTCGAAGGATTTTATTAACCCCTTTAAAATATTATATAAAATTGAAAATTCAAAAACGTCATTAATACTGGGTGTGCCCGATAGACCAACAATTTTGACGTTTTCTGCTCGAATAAGAAGTTCAAATATTATACCACCATTAAAATTAACGCTTTCGGAATTAGGCATTATAAGCGATATTAAATTATGAATTTCATCTATAACGACGACCTTATTATCAAAAGGATTTTGAATTTCACCATTATTAATTTTAAGCATAATTTTATTAATATCAGCAGGAGTTATTTGACTTGACGTTTTATCTCCTATAAGTGTATTAAAATTAGGTATTAAATTTTTTAAAATATTTATAACCGTGTATGCACCAGCGTTGTACGAACATAAATGATATTTATATTTGAACGCCTCTTTAATTTGGCGACAAATATTCTTTTTATCTAACTCTGAAAAATCGTTTGTTATTACATGATGTAAATAATTTCTAATATCACTTATTGGAACAATAACATTTGCCTCACCTTTCATAGCAGCACTTTCGACATATTCTGGTTGAGGTTGTGGGAAATCAGTATATTTCATACTGTCTAAAACTTTAGAAACTTCAGTAACTAAATCAGTCGCCATTTTTGCCGCCTGACTTGCCATATCACTTGCTTGAGATGCCGCTAAAAGTCTTGCCGCCTCAGGATGTTTTTCATAATTAGGATTTTTAACACCCTCTTTTAAAGGACACGTCCTCGATGTCGTACCAAGTGCCTTACATAAAGAACACATACCTCCTCCTATTTGTTCAGCGTCTATATTCGCCAAATACATTTGGTCGTTGCTTATTTTAATAATTTTATACAGGTTTTTATCAAGTTTATGCTGAATAATATCGCCTGTTTTAAATTTATTATTTAACAACCAAATCCCTTCTCCACCCTTGTACTTGATTTTTATTTTTTCAAATAATTCATATGATACCCCTAACTTTTCTAATAATATAAGCAATGAATTGTTTAACGAGTGCTCTGTATTTATTATAAACTTGCCAATTATTTTTTCTTCGTTGTCGCCCAAATTATTTTCTTTATATCTGTTGTATTTTTCGTAATTTGTTTGATTAAAGTCTAAACCAGTGGAACCTAAATAGGCCAGTTTTTTAACCAAAGTATCGTTAATCCACTTATATCTATGATACATTGTATCATTTTCTAAATAAAAAAATTCCCAATTTAAATATGGTTTAAATAAACTTTCACCAAATCTTTCAATTTCTTGCAGATAATTGATTTTTAAAGATGCAGGCAATAAAATAACTATCTTTTTATTTTTATAACCATTCGTTATTGCTATAGAGGCCCCTGATTTACCAGAACCTAACCCATGATATAACAATAAACCTCTGTAGGGCGTATTATCATTCAGATAATCCGACACAAACTTTTGTTGATTAGACAAAGTTATATTATGCAAAATAGACTTATTTGATTTTACTAAACCATAATTTTTTATTATTCTAGGTGGAATAATCATTGATTTATTTGAAAATTTCCTCATAAATTTACTAAACCCCAGTCTATTATTTAAAACATAACCTTCTGGAAATTCTTCGGGAAGTTCTTTTAAATCAAGTCGATCATAATTATCTAAAATAATTAATCCCTTCAAGCGGTCTTTGATTTCATCTAATTTAATTTTTATGGCAATACTATATACCTGCCAATATTTTTTAAATTCCGGTAACCCGTCTATGTCCGGATAATTAGATATAAAATATTTTTCTAAAAGATTAATATCCGCTATTATTTCCAAAGAAGGAAACATATCCATTAATTTACAATAATAGTTAAGATTTTCTAATTTCATAGAAACTATAGTAAATATATCGGTTTCGTTAATTAAAGCATTCGATATTTTATTAATTTTTTGCTCTAATTTAGATTTGGTTGCGTGCATATAACTATATGATTTTTTATGAAATGGTGGAATAGATTGGTATTGTTTCGTATCTGTTTCTAATAAAACCTCGAAATATTTATCCGATATTGTTTTAGTTTTTTTTGGTATTTTAATGAAAGATACAGGTATTTGAAATGCAGATAAAACAGTGTCTTCCGGATCTTTTTTAATAATTGATCTGTATGTTTTAATTTTCATTATTATAATATAATAAGATTATTACATAAAAAAAACCAATAAAATTATTAAACAGAATTTTTATAGTAGTGTATTATAAAAAATATTTTATAGTTTTAATTAATGCAACTATTAAATTATAATTTAAAAGAATAGTCCTTTATATTTTAAATATATATGAACGTTATTTCTTTAGGATATACATGTTATGTGAAATCATTAATACAGGAGAGTAATTTAAAAAAAAATACAGATATTTTTGATTGGATGAATTCTTTCGAATTCAATAAAAATATAAAAAGTCTAGATAATAAATTTAATATTTTTGAAAATATAGTAAAATCTCCTATAGATATCGATTTAAACTCTAATACTGTGTATTATAACCCAATATATTCTTTTAGATTACCTCATGAAACGAATTTAAATGACAGTAAACAAAACTATGCAAGAAGATATGAAAGATTTATTAACTACAAAAATAGTAATGAAAAATTTGTTTTTATTAGGCAAATAAATAGAGGTCGTTATGATGTTCCAGCAGAAAAATTAGAAAGTAATTATAATGATGAAATGTATGCAAAAATAATTTCATATCTTCCCGCACAATCTATAATTTTATTAATTACTGATGAAAAATTATCATTAGATGATAAGAGAAATATATCAGACAATTTTATTTTACTCGATAATAGTATTTCACCAGAACACATTGCTTATGGTGATTATTTATCTTATAAAAATGATATAATTAAATATTATAATGAACTATTCAAATATATAAATAAAAATTTCAATAAGATAGATATTAATATTATGAAAGAATTAATTAAAAATGAAAAAATTGGTATTAATCAGGACATTGCACATGTAAAACGGGTTAAATGATTCTTCAAAAAAACTTTGTCTACTATCTTTAAAGTTTATATGATATTTTTCTTTGATTTTATTATACAGAATTTTTAATAGTTTTGTAAAGAGAAAGAGTTTTATTTCCTATTAATTTTAAAACTCTAAATTTATTAAAGTTGTAGTCGTAATCAACTTCCACATTAAATACTGACTTTTTTAGTAGTTTATTAATTATTTCACTTGATATCTCAATGGTTTCTATACGCGCGATTCCCATATTTTCATACATAGTAGCATCTTTTTTAGCAAATAAATTATAGATCCCATAAAATTTAGTTTTCCTCAATTCTAAAATAAATATACCTGACTGTTTATGAACGTGTTTAACATCATTTTTCAATGTATCTGAATTATTTAATTCTTTACGTTTTTGCTTAATTAAATATGCATTATTATCAGGCAGTTCAAAAAGCGCTATATTACTGTTATATCTAATAGAACGTTTATCAAGATGAAAATAAATAGGGATTTTATTTATAAATTTTATCGCCTTTAATCTGAGATTAGTTTCATTTAAAAATGTGTCAATTTTATTAGGACTGATAAATTTTTTACAAATGACCTCGCACGAATCAAGTGGGGTACGGTTTATTTCTCGGGTAATTTTATTTATCATTTTAATATTATTACTATTTGAATAATTTACTTTAGAACCCTTGTAAATCAATAAAGTATCTATAATTAAATACCAACTAGAACCCTGTCTATAAATTTCGGCTGTTAATAAAGTGTCATCATAAAGTATTTCATTAAAATGCAGCAGAACTGCTACAATTTTAGGATAAATATTATTATCATTAATAGTTTTTTCTATAATTAAAGTTACATTTTCGCCAAATAGTTTAGTTAAAAATATTAAGCAAGGTTTTCCGATAGTTATATATGTTGCTAACATACCAGGGTGTTTAATAGTATGTATTAGTCTATCCGAATATATTTTGTAATTATTATTTAATACATTATATCCTAACATCTTATTAATTTTTTTTAAAAAGTTATATTTATTTCTATCATTTTTTATTAAAAACCCATTATTATTGCAATATTTAATTTTAGTTGTATCCATTATATATTTATTAAGGTGAACTTTTAAATATTTATTTAAATCAATTTTATACTAATGTAAACACTAACATTAATTATAATTACTTTAACATAAAACGCTATTTAAGTATAATGATTAAACAATTAATCAAAACAATTGATATAGGACCATTCTCTTTAAAAGAATACAAAGACGTTAAATTAACAACATATAAAGAGCGCCCTGAAGAATTAGATTTTTTAATAGATTGGTTATTTAATTACGTTGGAAATAATATAGTTAATATATTAGAAAGGAGGTCATACTATTTACAAGAGAATAATATAATTATCGACATACAATATTATGCAGAACAACTTTATAGTAAATCTGCTCTTAATAGACAAATTACAAAATTTGGTTCAACGGATGATAATTGTAAACCAATTACTGGGGAACCAGTATGGATATGTCCACCAGAAGAAAAAGATGTACACGCTTATAATGATAAAAAGAGAAAGGTATATTATAAATTAGAAAAAAAACTTAATTTGTATATGAGTGATAATAAAAGTGATTTTAAATTACCAGAAATAAAGGTGGAGAAAAACAAAGTTACTACCGTTATTAACAAAAATGGGTTTAAAATTTTTAAAGTCAATAAAGAGACTCTGAATCGTATAAACGAAAAAAAACCTGAAAAAAAACTATATAAAGTCGTTTCAAATATGGGGGACAAATCTTGCTCATTGGTTATTAAAAATATACCTAAGCATATGAACCGAGATAGGGTTTATAAAAGTATTAGAGCGATGTTTTTAGAATTCGGAGGTATAAATAAACTAACTATTTTAAATGATAAAATAGATAATTCTAAATTATTAGGAATAGGTTTTATCGATTTCTATAATTCGGATTGTATAAATAAAATTTTTAATTCTGGAAAGAAATTTGTATTGGACCACAGCATTTTATTATTGGAGCGACAAAAAAATAAAAAAAAAAATTAAAATGTCGCAAAGTTTTCGTATCCACCAAAATCATCAAACGCTTTAATACTGTCAAATGGTTGAACAGTTTCATTCTCATTGTTATTTTTATTGTCAATATCTTCTTTTATTTCTGCTACAAAATCCTCCGTATTGTAATCGCCGCCTTCGCTGTCTTCACTGTCTTCACTAAAATATTCATTTAAATTTAAATTTTCTATTATGGGTGCCAAAGTTTCTTTAGCACTGATTTCGGGAGTGGCTAAAAATTTTTTTAAATCGCGTATAGTGTCATTTTCTATATTACTATTAATGTCGTCGAGCGATATTATAGTATCTAAATTTACATGCGCATCACGCGCTATATTTAATGGTCTAAACTCGTTTTTATTCAAATTAAATTTCAATTTATGATGAATATATAATAATAGAGATAGATACAATATGGTAACTGCAAAAAAACTTAAATTCATTTATATTATATAAAGATTATTTAATAAAAAAATAATCTAAATATAACTAAACAAATATTGTACAAATGCTTAATGAACAAGATAAAAATATATTAACCGATAAATTTATTGCTATCCTAACAGTTCGTGATATCACGACTGAACTTAAAACATTGGATGAGGAGACATGTATATCCGTCTTTAATGAAATAGTAGAGTGTATTAAATCGTTGACAGATATTGGTAAATATCTTAAAAATACTGACACTGAAGAAAAGACCGGGGTTATTTTAGAATTAGTAATAGAGGTTTTAAGTTCATCGAAACTGGAGGAATATATTTCTCCAGAAGTTAGGGAGCAATTTAAAGACATTTCAAATAATGCCGAGGTAATGAATATAGTTTTGAAAGTAGTAAATTATATTAATGGTGAATTATTAAAATCATTTGATAATAACAATGACGGTAAAGTAACTGTTGAGGAGGTGGAGAGTGATATAGTTGATTGTTTTATGTGCAAAAATGCCGGAGGATGTGCTTGCTATAAAGATGATGCGAGTTGTAAATGTTGCTCAGCATTTTATAAAAATGTTGCCAATATAATGGCTAAGTTTTTTATTAAAGTTTTATGCTGTGGTTGTGAAAAAAATTATATTACCCGTAGACAATGATATTAATAAAAATGCTCTATTTGTTTCAGAAAGTCCAAAACCTTTTTAATATTACAAGGTTTGTGAAATACAATATCTAAACTGTGCAGATCATTTACTATTATAACTTTACACGTAAAGGAATTTTCTATTAAAAATTCTAAAATTTCTTTTTTATAGATATGATCATATATATTATATGATGGTATAACCATACCATCATTAGTATATTTTCTCCACTTTAACAAATATTTATTATCTATAAGTGTATCGGCATCTTTAATAATTGAATAAGTTAATTCATCATTTACAGATTTTATTTGTTCGTTACCCTTTTGATATATTGTTTCCGTGTAGTACTTTTTTTTAATTTTATATGTATTGTTAATATATTGAATAATTTTATGGATGGTGTTTTTAGGAACTTCATTATTAAATGTATAGTTATTTTGTTTTTGCCCAACCGATATGATAATGTTTTGGTTTTTATTAGATAATTGCAAGTATTTTTCTAAAAATATATTCATTGTTATGTAATACATTATATCTCTAAATATTCATAAATCAAAATTTTAAATTTATAAATTTTTTTCCCAAACTGAAACAAAATAGGCATTGTCAGGAGACCATCTCCCCAGTGTTGTCCGGACCATATTTTTCTGTTTTTAAAAATACATCACTTTTATAAAGTTATTAGATGACATTGTTTTATAAAATTCAATGATTTTGCTAAAAATTGCGCTACTTCCGTCTCATAATTTTTTCTTTTTTGTTTTATTTTTCCTAAGTTTTTTTTCGTTCATCTAAAAAAGTATCACTATTTATTTTATTATTATACATACTTAAATATAATAAGAAAAAAATATTTAAAATTATTATAAAACTATTTAATAAATTTATGAGTCATCGGATCATTTGGATTCAGAGTTTCGCACGGAATATTATTTACAATCATTGTGCTATGAGTTTCGAGTAAAACATTGTAAAGAGTGTCCTTCTTTCCTCGTTTGACTTCTGTAACGCCCCCCATTTTAATGAGATTTCTTGCTCTTACTAAGTTTTTACCAGCTATATGATAAATTAGTTCATGAACGTGTGGTTCTAAATCTTTTTCTTGGATGAAGCTATCGTCAAGATACACTCCGTGATTTCGTCCGATATAAGTATTTTTACTCGGAACTTTTTTACCAAAAGCGTGCTTATTGATAAAAATTAGATTGTCATCCGAGTTGATGACTTTTACCACTTGTTTTATTTTTAGACCATTGATTGTATTATATGTAGACAACATGTCAAATCTAATTTTTCCTTGGTCGGTTTCTACTTTTGTATCTCCTAAGAAACATATACCAGCCACATTCCAGGCCTCTACTGTAATCTCCTGCTCCGCGTCATCGTCGTCGTCGTCCAAGACGGGCTCTCCGTCCTCATCTAAAGCGTAAAAAAAAATCTCATATGCAATATAACTACCTACACTCACATCAGAAATAAATTCCATTGTGAGTGTTTCTCCACTAGCCCATTCAAAAGTTTCATCCATTAGTTCATCCGCCCCTATTTCGTTTGAAACATCGCCATCATAATGAAACTTGATATCTACATCGCCCGGATATCCCGCGGCAATATACACTGCAAAGTGGGATGCATTGGTTTGTGTCCAAGTAACATCAACCGTCCCATCTCCATTCTGCGTTATATTAACATTTGAGAATGCTGCTGCCATTATTGTTATAATATAAATGTATATAATTTTTTTCTTTGTTATTTTAAAAAAACAAAAATTTACCGTTATCAAATTTATGATATTATTTCATATTATAAATAATTAGTTGCTTTATGATTGCGTATATTTATATTTCGATGAAGTAAGGTATCAATACTGATAATAATTGTAAATAATAAAATATTTGTTAGGGTTCTTTTTTGTTTATTAACAAAGAATAAATATAGTATGTATATCACTAATGAGAATAAAAGATTATGCATAATACCCTCCCATTTTGGCCATTTGTAAAATTTTTATAATATTTTTAGCATTTATAATATATACACATAATAAAATTATCATTACGATGATTAAGACATTAATTATATTTGGAGCATACATCGCGTATAAAATATTATCGATATTAATCATTTTTGGCCAAATATTAATATTTTATAAAATATTTCACAACATTAGTAATTCTAAGTCGTCCTTGCATTTTCTATGAATATATTTATTATTCCAACTAGAAATTTTCATTATATTTAATAATTTAAAACACATACAACATTTTACATCTGAAAATTCTAAAATAATATGTATTAATTCACCAGGAAGTTTCATGTATACATATCTATTAACTACCTAACCTATAAGTGATTTAATATTTTCAGGAAGAGGTGTAATTTCGGTTCGATAATGATTTTGGATTTTTGTGAGTTTCTCAAATTCTTCCTCGGTGACAAGATTAATGGCGATTCCCTTTCTCCCAAAACGACCACTTCTACCAATGCGATGTATATATGTCTCTACATATTTAGGAATATCATAATTAATGACAACTTCGACTTGCTGTACGTCAATTCCTCGTGCAATAATATCCGTCGCAATTAACACCCGACTATTACCTAGGCGGAAATCTTTCATAGTTTCATCACGCTGCGTTTGAGTTCTAGAGGCGTGAATTACAGAAACTACGTGGTTTTCGGCCTCCAACTGATCTTTGAGATAATCAGCCTTTCTTTTAGAATTTACAAAAATTATTGTCTGTTTTATTCTAAGGCGGTCATATAAATCATACAGAGTTGCAATTTTGTAACTTTCCTGTTCGACACCCAAATAATATTGCTTAATACCCTCTAATGTAATCATATCTGTTTGAACTAATATTTTTAAAGGATTGTTCATGAATTTACCGGTAATTTCAAGTGCGAAATCGGGCATAGTCGCACTAAACAAGCAAACTTGTGTCTCACTCGATACAAATCGAAAGATATCACATAATTGATCTTTAAACCCCCTCGAAAGCATCTCGTCCGCTTCGTCCATTACAAAACATTTCAATGAATTAGTTTTAAGAGCGTACCGCCGCATCATATCATATATTCTACCGGGCGTTCCTATTACGACTTGGACACCTTTATCTAGTTTTCGGAAGTTTTCTTCTACACTTGTTCCTCCCATAATTAATGCCGAGGTTAATTCTAAATAAGTATTAAAAGCGTCAAAATTAAATTTAATTTGGTTTGCCAACTCCCTATTAGGACAAATAATAATAACCTGCACCTCATTAAGAGATTTATCTACTCGTGCCATAGAACCTATTAAAAAACTAGCAGTTTTCCCTGTACCAGATTGAGCCTGGGCAATTATATCACGTTTTTTTATAATAGGAAGAATTGCTTTCCGTTGAATAGCAGATGGTATCTCAAATCCAAATCCATAAATACCTCTTAATAAATCTTCTGATATATCTAAATCGTCAAAAGTTTCAATGTCTTGATAAAATTCTTCGGTTGTAGTCGTCATTATACATAATAAGTATACATAACTTTAAGTTATAAAAAGTGTGCATTATAATTATGTTTAATAATAGTAATAGGATGGCAGTCCCTATAACTAATATATTTAATTCTTTAATAGATACTTATGAAAAGGATACCGATACGTCAGTTGATACTTTATACAGTATTATTTCGCAAAAAGACGACCTTATACAAAATTTAAAAGATACTAATGAAGGACTTAGTGGAATAATTACTAAATTTAATGCGAATATTGATAAAACAAATAAAAAAGTTACTCACGTTTTATCGCAAATTTCGACAAACCAAGATATATACCAAATAATGATTAATCAAAAGAACCTTAAGAGTAAAATAAATTTACTAACAGAGCATAAGAAAAAACTAACAAATAAATTACTAACAAGTAACGCTAATTATAATAACTTAAAACAAACCTATTTTGGTTTAAATACTTTATATATTGATAAATTTAATAGTGCAATACAAATCCATACAGATAATTCTATTTTAGAAAATAAAATTAGTATGTTGGAAGATAAATTAGCAAATACTAATAATATGTTTAAATGTCAGATATGTTTTAATAACATTATCGATATTATTATTATGCCATGCTTTCATATTTATATATGCAAGGAATGTGTGGAACAAATTATAGAAAATACCGATGATAACGCGGTGGTTAATTGTCCAGTTTGCAATGAACAAATTATGGAATATAAGAACATATACTTACCAATTTAAAATCAAAAATATATATATAGATGTATTCAAAAATTACAAATCCTAAAACAGGGGCACAAGTTTCAATTAAATCAAAATTAGGTAAACGTATTTTAATAAATTATTTAAATGTTTTGAGTGGCGGGGCACACCTGGACGGAGAGGGAGGGCCCGCGGAGAGGTGGGAGATCCACCCCTCATTAGTCACGCCGGACCGCATGGAGACTTGGGAGGAGACTCGCGAGCATCATTCCAGTGCCCAGACGAAGGCTTTACGCATTATGGCACAATGTGTAGAAACATCTATTGGATTGAAACTGGCTGCGCTATATATCCCTACTGAAGAGTCGTACCCAGAAAGTTTACACCGCGCCCTCAATGATGCTCTTCATATAAATCCTGCTGAGGGGGATAGACTAAAAATATGGTTAAAAGAGGTATTCACGCTCCATCTCAGCGCGGAGCACACCCCGTCGGTTCCAGAATGGTGGCAGCAAACTTATTCACATTTGCCACCACACGATACTATAAATATTCACTGTTCAATTGTTATGAATATTATTCACCTGATTCTTGTAGCACGTCCGTTTTTCCCGTTGGAGGATTTTTACCTTATGGGAGCTACTATTGTCGCGATGGTATTACCAGAAGGTTCACTTGCTGACTGGCAAATTACTTCCCTTATCCCCCGTCATAACTCCCATGAAGTAGCATCGATGAAAGTATTGATATTAACGATTATTAACGTTGATCCCTGCTGCGACCGGGATTGTTCACACATATCGCCCACACTTTCCGCACGCTTAGCCGCAGTGGAAGACGAAGAGACTCAAGATTGGTCCCCGACCAATGGTTGGGTTGATGATATACGGGGGCGCGATGTTCCTGGTGAGAGAGTTATGGTGGACTTGCCATTCGGGGATCCTGATGATGAACGTTTTATAACTGTTGAATATCCTCAACAATGGGCCACAATAGATGCTGATGGAGGTATAATTATAACCGATCCGCGCTAACCTTAATAGCACATATTGGTAATTTATATTATTAAATAGTCATACATACTTATAGTATTTCAACTGTCAGTGCGAATGTCTATAATGAAAGTATAGAAAATAATCACCAATTTAATATGTTAATATATTATATATTTATACTAAATGAGTAAATGTGCAAAGGGAACTAGACAATCACCGATTAATATAGACACTAGCAATGTTACAAATTGTGGGGCGACGTGTGATTTATTATTTTATTATAGAAGTTCAACAATAAATTTAGCAAATATAGGAAATAATATCATATTTACCTATGATAACGGTTCGTATATTGTATATAATAATGAGGTATATGAATTAGAAAAGATATCTTTTTTTACGGCATCTGCGCATAAAATAGATGGCGATAATTACCCTATTGAAATGAATTTATACCATCGCTCACCAAATACAGGACGAATAGCAATTATTTCAATAATGTGTATAATAAATGGTGCGGCGTCTAAATCACATAGTACTTTAGAGGTTTTTTCGGCCGCTTTTCCTAAATTAGGTCGTAAACAAACTACCACAACCTCTAGTGATTGGAATATTTTTGAAGCATTACCTGAAATAAAATCATTTTATTCATATGAAGGATCATTACCACGTGAACCCTGTGACGAGGGTGTTACGTGGATTGTTTTCGAGAATAGCATTAATTGCAGTGCTACATTTCATAATAACCTCGAAGCACTCATTAAAAATAATACGAGAGATGTTCAGAATCTTAATACACGGACTATTTATTATAATGCTAATACGGCGAAAAAAAATAATAGAAATTATGGGAGTAATTTCAGGTGCTACACAGAAAAAGAATTTAACAAAGCTTGCTCGTGTTTGAATACACAGACGGATGTTATTAAATATAAGAATCGTTTGGCGTTAATGGGTATTATACTTGCTATATTAGTTATTATCATTTTATTAATCGTTTTATATTTACGCGATCAAGGAGCATTCGAGGGCATAACCGCCAAATTAGGAGGTATAGGCGGCGGGTCAGGTGCGGAAGATGCTGCCGTTGCTGCAAGTTCTGGTATGGGAATGACATATCGCGCCCGGTCATAAAAGATTATTATATAATTAGTTTTATTATACAATAATCATTAACATATTTAATTAACCGTTTAGTGATATAGAAAATTATTTATATAACAACGTCTCTATTAAATTATAGCTACTCACCGCGCGTCAACTTTTAAGAGTTTTATAATTTTTTTTAATTTTTTAATTTCGTCTCGTTGTCGTCTAATTACATCTATATACTTTTCTTCTTTTTTTTCAAATTCTTGTTTCAGCGTAATTCTATAGAAAAAAACTGTTTCAAAAATGGGTTCCTCCCCATCATCTTTATAATGATAGCGTTGGACACTCCATTTTTGCCGACCATTTGATAACTGCACGTATGCATTTTCTTTTCTTATTAACAATCCACCTGTTCTAAAAACCTGTTTATGTTGCTTATCTAAAGTTATATATCTAACATGTCTATCTAATTCAATGTCGTCGACACTATCTGCTCTTTCGTATTTTTTTAATTTTTCTTTCATGGCTTCTTTTGTCTGCAGTTGTGATGTAAGCGTACCGCCTGTAGGTCGTTCATATTTACTTGTTGCTAAATTTTCTAAGTAAACTCCCTTACTCATTATACTAATATATAGTATATATTTTTAAATAAATATTTCGAGGTAGATAATCTATTAAATTATATTTGTATATCATAAATGGGTTATGGATACTTAGCATTAGCTGTTAAAAGCGAACACGATAATTATTTGGTTGGTAATCCCCAATTTACTTACTTTAAAGCGGTGTACAAGAGACATACTAATTTTTCTTCCGATTTCCAGGAGATTACATTCGCGCATAATACAGAGGATTGTTGGGGTAAAAAAATATATTTAAAAGTTCCCAAAAATGGTGATTTAATTCATCGATGTTATTTGACTATAGATGTAGATATTACGGGTTCTGGACCAGAAAGAGAATTTGGTGGCTTGAAAGATTGGGATTTAGCTACTTGGGGCGGAGGTAGTGGTACCTACAGTTATGCCCCATTCGCATATAATTTTATAGAATACATTGATTTATATATTGGGGACCAATTAATTGATAGACACTATGGCGAGTGGTTACATATTTGCCACGATTTATTTGAAAATTCACAAAAAAGTTTAGCATTAGCTAAGATGGTGGAACTCAATACTTCTACCAATGATTCTGCAAAACGTCTATACATCCCCCTTAAATTTTGGTTTAATAATGATGTGGGTATGTCATTACCGTTATTAGCTTTACAATATAGTGATGTAAAATTTGAAATTAAATTTAATAAAAAGACAGAAGTGTCCAAATTTTCAAGCGGACAGGCTATGGAATCGGCGATCACTATTAAAGAAGTTAAAATTTTGGTAGAAAATATTTATTTAGATCAAGACGAGCGTCGCGCGTTTTCGAGTAGTAAACACGAATATTTAATTACGCAGGTGCAATCAAGTCTAAACAACACTATTTCGAATCTCGATAATTTATGGGGTAACACTGACGCCGCCGCTACTACCAAATTTCAGGCTCTGCGTCACAAAATAGATTTAAGATTTACCCACCCAGTTAAAGAATTATTTTGGACCATTCAAGACAAAACAGGTATTAAAATTCCTCATATAAATGCTGCCGCTACCGCTGTCGCCCAAACTGAGTCATTTACTAATACGGGATGTTTTAAATATAATTACTGGAATAATTATAGAATAGGGCAAGACCAAATGAATAATTGCACCCTCGTTTTAAACAATAAGGAGTTAATGGATGAATTGCCTGCTACATTTTTTAGAGACGTCCAACAATATCAATACCACGGCAGTTATGGTATCGAACATATTTCAGTATTCCCAAGAACACGTTTGAACCCTCTTCCTAATTATCAGGACTATAGTAAAGGCAGTGGTGTTTATTCGTATTCATTTTCATTATATCCTGAAAACACCCAACCATCGGGGTCTTTAAACTTTTCAAGATTACAGGGTGCGCAACTTAAATTCGGATTAAATAAGGGCAAAGAATGGGCCGAAACAACTGCAGGCGACGTTACACCTGTACAAAATAAGGTGGTAACTATATACGCTGTGAATTATAATGTTTTACGTATAATGAGCGGTTTAGCAGGTTTAGTATTTACTAATTAATATGTAATAATTATAAAATTTATATAAAGTAAAATTTTATAAATATTGTGTAATAGTATATTAATAGACAAGTATGTCCGGTTCTAAAATTATTATTTTATCTAAAGGAGAACAAGATACCTACTTAACTGCGGATTCCAATCATAGTTTTTTTAAAAGTAGTAGTAAAACCTATAGTTATTTTGCACAAAATTGGCATGTAGTTTCGCCTGGTTCTGATTTTAAGTTTGATAACGCTGATAATACAGTCATACGACTTCCATTAGAGGGGGATTTAATAAGCAATATGCTTATCAGAATAAATATTGATGGTACTAATTTGAATAATGATACTGGTAAAAATTATGCCCTACAATTGATAGATACGATAACTTTTAAATATAATGATAAAGTTTTAAGCACCTTAGATTATAATTACATTTCGATGTATCATAAATTAAACTGTGAGCATACGGAATATAAAAACTTTATAGATATGGTTTCATTAAATGCTAATTCTTTAGAAAATACTTTCCCTGGAATAAATCAATCAGTCGATGGTAATTTCGTATATGTCCCTTTACCATTTTGGTTTACGAAGAATCCGGGTTCGGCATTTCCTATATGGTTATTAAGTAATCCACAACTTACAGTAGATATAAAATTACGAAATAAAACTCACATCCAAAGTTTGGATTTATTAATTCAATATACAAATTTATTATCTAAAGAAAAAGACGTATTTAAAACGAGTTCTCTGGAATATTTAATTGAGCAAGTTGATATCGTTAATAAGACACTAATCGATAATAAAAAAAGTGTCAAAGTCGATTTACCCAGAGATAAATATGTCAAATATTTATTATGGAATGTTTTAGATACAACTCCCTCAACGTTTGATTTTCTTAGTAAAGATGTTATAGAAAAAACCTCAATTCTTTTAAATGGTAATCCCGTATTAAATAACGCCCATAAAAGTATTACTAGTGTATTAAACAGATACAATTACTTTAATACACCCT